TTCTATAATTCCCTTATGTTGGTTCATTATATATCTGTTGTGTGTCATTATCCACCCATCGTGAGTATGTCCTGACATTATAACGTCTGCATTTGGAAAAATTGAAGCATGTCGGCTAACTGCCAAAGCTCCTTTTGTAATTACACCGCCCCAATGTCCATGGTCGTAAGCTATATTGCAAGGAAAATGTCCATTACCTCTTTTAAAATTAAGATTAATATAACCCATATACGCCCCTAATTGAATATCAGTTTTTGCAAATGCGTTTATGCGTTCAACTAATCTCATTAAAATATTAGTTTCGGCACGTTCAGAAACACTACTCTCGTGATTTCCTGTGTTAATTTGCAAAATATTTTCAGCATAAGGTAGCATTTTTTGAGCTGTATCATTAATTACTAAATCTAAATAATCATTTCCGTTATGCTCTGGGCGTATTGCATTTTTTGCTTTTCGTGGGTCGTACTTACCTTGCATTAAACAAAGCATATCCCCATTGATTATAATCTTTGCGTTACGTTGTTTTGCTTCTTCAAGATGTTGAAACAATAATTCTCTATTTGCTTTTGGATTATCAAAGTGCCAATCAGAAGTAAGTAGAAATTCAAACGTTGCTTTTCGTGAATTATTTTCAAAAGTGTATCGATGAAAATTATGAGCTTTTTTTTGTACTATCATATTTTTTTATATATTTGCATAACACAACAACAACAAAGTTGGTCAAATCAAAAACCTGGGAAAATTAACCGCTATTAACGTAGCGGTTTTTTTGTTTGTTATTACGAACAATAAAGGCTATTTTGTCCCAAATATAATACATTTTAGGGACTAATATTTTACCAACGTGCTTTTCTTCCTCTATGGTCGTAATGCGTAAATGTAGGGTAAACACCTACACCGCCCTGTTTCATTTTACCACTTTCAATAAGTCCTTCAATTACTAAAGCCACTTCTTTAGGTGTCATTCCTGCAACTTTAATATCAGCAGCTGTACCTCTTAAATGTTGGCTGTCTTTTACACCACCTATTTTAGTGTTATATTTAGGACTTCTGTAACCGCTTGTAATTGTAATAGGTTTATTTATTGCAGTTCGTAATACCTCTAAATTTCTTGCAAGTTCAACGATGTTTAAAAGTGCGGAGTTCGGAATATCTGAACCATCTTTACACTTAAATTCTTCAAGACTAAAGTTCTTTGTTATCTTTGCCATTTTTTTTGTTTTTAATTAATTCAATAGTTTTCATTATCGTATAAACAATAGAAACGCATAATAATAATATTTTTAAAGTAGCCTCTACATTTGAAAAGCTAATTGCCATTGTAAGTGAATTCAATGCGTATAATCTTAAATCGTTAATTGACATTTTTTGTTCTCATTAAGCGTTCAACAATAGTAGTAACTCCTTCAATAGTTATGTAAGAAGTTCCAATAATTACCCAATCAGTTGACGTAATAACTCCGCTAAATAAACCAACAGAAGCCACCACGAAAACAGTCAATTTACGACTAACCCATTTTGATAGGAATAAGTCTATTTTTTCTTTTCTACTCATAAATTAAATATTGTGCGTTATTAGGAATTTCACAATTCACTTTTTTAAATAAGTTAGGAAAATCAATCAACGCTTGTTCTCCATTTTCAATAACTACTATGTAATTATTATCATTTGTTATTTGAATTATATGCTCCATTATGCAGTAAAGTATTGAATTGTTATTTTTGCTATTTTAGCACTAATTGAAGCTTGTGTAATTATTAATTGAAATCCATTATTTGATGAATTTGAACGTAATAAACAACTGGCTAATAGATTTACAGAAGATGTTGCTGTTTGTCTTAAATCTCCCGAACCATTATATAAAACTTCACTCGCATTTGTTAACCCATCTGGTTTTATAGGTGTTGGAAAATTATTCATAAAATCCATTACAACAGAAGTTAATGCTGTTCCTGTATTTTGATAAAATAATGTTACATTTAAAGTAACTAAATTACCTACCTTTTGCCAATTATAAGAGTGTGAAGTTGTACCACTTGGAGCAGTTGTTCCAGTCCACGTTATGCCACCTGTAAAAATTCCCTTGTTTGATTGATTAATTATAGCCTTATTTTCCCAAACTTGCAAAGATGAGTTATAAGATAACGAATCGTTATTTTGTACGTCTGTAATTTTAACGTTATGTAATTCGTCTAATTCATAGCCATTATCTACTTTGACAAAAATACTTCCGTTGTTAGCGTGTGCATAAACTACATAACCAATAATTACCAAATGATTAGGAGCAGTAGGTTTTACATTTGTAATTCTACCCGCTACATTTGGACTTAAATATAATATGTCCCCATCTGACCACGTTTCACTCTGTAAACTTCCAGTTGTATTTATACTTCTAATTAGTCCGCTTGTTGTAACAAAACCCTCTTGATTATTTGATATTGTTTCAGTAACTAATCCGATAGTTTCAGCGCTTAACATATCGGTTGTAGCTTGTGCTAAATCTACTTTTAACCTTTGCCCTTGTGCTCCTGTTACTCTAACAGCTTGATAGTTGCTTTCTAATAAATTAGCACCCGTTTTATTAACTACTCTTATAACGCTTTCTTGTCCTATTTGTAAAGTAACGTTTCCACCTTTTAAACCTAAATCTAAAGTGCCATCTGTATCATTCCATTTTAATTTACCTACTTCGCTTGTTTCAACTGCGGTTGTATAAAATTGTAAAGATGGAGTATTTATTATTTTTTTAGAATCGGTAGAAGTTGGAAGTAAATCCAAAGTGTTAAAATCTTCTGTTGTTTTATCTCTCGAATATAGTTGTAAACCATTTCCTGATAAATCAGCTTTATTTTCAAACTCTGTATTTAAGTCATTTATTACAGATATAACACTCAAACTATTAGTACCTAAATATACATTTTCAGTCGCTCCTGTATATGGTACTAAATTAGCAATACTTGGTATAGTTGGCTTATTGTTTAAATCGTTATAATCATTTGAAAATGCTACTGCACCTAAATCGCTTTCATTAGCCTTTAAATTTAAAGCATTTTGTAAGTCTATTTGATTACTTAATGTTCCGTCAATTTCGCCCCACGATGCACCGCCACCGCTAACAGAATTAATATTAACCTTTATTGCATTTTCAGTTACATTAATATCTATTTGCTCAACTTCTTTAGTTACGTTAATATCTATTATTTCGCTCATCGTGTTACATCATTTGTTATTAGAAAATTACCACTTACATACGTGCGTATAATTCCATCAAAATTAAATTGAATATCGTAAATATAATTATAAGCAGGAATATCAATGATTTGCTCATCTATTTTAAATTTACCTGCAACCGCATCGGTAATTGTTATACCTACATCATCTGTAGAATCAAAATTTAATACAATAGCACCGCCATAGTTTTGTCTAACTTGCATTTTTATAACTGTATCTGACAAATCAATAGCGACATTATCTTTTTTTATTTCAAAAGGTACAGCGTAAAATGTATCGCCTCTTTTATGTGTGAAATTTAAACTCATTTATTTAACATTTTAGCTCTTAAAAATAAATCTTCATCTATATACTCGTTTTGTAAAAACCAACTGCCAAAACTCGGCTTATTTGGATTCACAACATTATCACTACTACAACGCCACTCGGGTAAATTCTTTTTACAAAGCCATCTATACATACGCTCCGCAAACATATCCGCCTTTGCTCTCATTTCGCTTACTAAATTAGATAACATTTTACTATCAATTGCCGAAGTATTAGCAGGAGTTGGTAAAGCAATCCCATTGTTACCAATTGTAAACGCTCCAATCTTTAAAAACTCTAAAGCACCTTGACGAATTAAAAAAGGTTTAATGTAATTTTCGTATAACGTCAAGTAATCCCCTTCTAAAGTTTCGGTATCGTATTCGTTACAAATCTTATCGTATAAATCCTCTCCTAACAATTCTTCTAATCTTGTAATTTGAGCGTCTAAAATGCATTGACGTAATCTGTCTACATCGATATTCCCACCTAAAGGAGTATTTTCTGTTATTTCGTTATCTTTTAAAAGTATTATCATTACTTCAATTTAAAATAGTTATTGCTTGCTTGTGCAGGTTGTGCTACTAAAGGGTCATTCTCTTGCCATTTTGCCTTTGGTCTATCCGCAGGGTCTAAAGCTAAAATCATTTTTCGTGCCTCGTTTACGCTTAATGAATTATTACCTTTTCGTAAGTAAATTTTACGCATCCAAAAATGCTTACAATTCACACCGCCTTTGTAGAAAAATAAATTATATGTATCTGCACCTTCAGGACCGAACCCAGGATTAACAACTTTACTACCTGCCAACTCTATATCTTCTTTTCTGTAAACCTTATCAGCTTTTATCATTTTATTGCAAAATTCTCTTTGTCCTTCAGGATTACCACCATACGAATAACGTATTTTAAAAAGGCTTGTATCTTGCTCGCTTGTTACATTTGGAAAAGAACTCGGCACTTTCGCTAATTGCAAATGCATTTCGCTAATTGTAGGCTCTCCACTCATTGGAACTTCATCAATCAACTCCCACTCCTCATCGTTAATTTCTTCGCCTAAATTAATTAACTCATCAGCAATTAAATCAGTTCCCTCTTTTTTTTTTGATAAACTTAATGCAGTTTCGGGAGTTTGGTTTTGTCTTAAACTTAAAAATTCAAGTCCTGTTAATCCTTTTACGAACTCTATTGCGTCAATAATATTTTCCTGAATAGGTTGTATAACGTTTAAATACGTTTCATTAAAAGCTGTTTCAATTTCTTCAGCATTTGAGCTAAAACCTGTGCTTTTTGTAATACCTAAAATAGCACCAGATACAACTTTGTGAGCTATACATATTTTATTCTGTGCCTCTTGCGTTAAGAAATCATATTGTTTGTGTGCGTCGCTAACTTGTAATGCTGAAATTGTAGTTTCGCTTTCTTTATTATCGTTAAAAGACAATAAGAATTTACCTGCATTTGTACTTCCTGTTAATTGGTTTCTAATTTGTCGGCTAAACTTGTTCAAATCTTCCTCACTTTCAGGCTTTCCACCATTTACATTTATAACGTGTCCGAAAGACATTCCATTTTTTATGTGGTTAACGTAGTAGTTAGCTAATTCACTCTCTACTTCGCAATATGGTAACGCTGAAATATAAGAAGGATTACCAAAATAAAACTGACCTACATTATTAGCCTTAATAACCATGACTTGATTTTCGGTTTTCTTACCAAATCCGTAAGTAGGTATTCTTTTAGGTGGGTATTTCTTTTGGTCATCCCAATCAAAGCAAAACCAATACGCTCTAATTTCGCCATCTTCGGCTTTATTTGGTAAAAGCTTATTCTTTTCAATGTGGTAAAGATTACCTTTTGGAGTTACTTCGAAACATGCCTCTCCAAATAATACCATATCAAAACAAATTTTTCTTGCATCTGTTTTAGATATAAAATTTTGGTCAATATTAAAACCTAATCCATAAACATAACGTGCATAAGAATCTATAATAGCGGAGTTTGTAGGACTTCCGTAATAACTCGCTATAATATCTTTATACATTTGGTTGTTTTCCCCATTCATTACCCAATCATCTTTTGCACTTTCTTTGATTTCAGGGCGTACATATTCTTTTGCTAATTTTAATACTTCTATTTTCATATTGCTTTCGCTTTACTTCTGTAAATTAATTTATCTTGTCCCATTATTTCAAGTGTATAAGTGCCATTTAAGACAAAGTTATAATCGAATTGAATCAAACTATATCCGTCTACTATTTCGCACTCTAAATTGTTTATAACGCTTTTAGTATTTGTAAGTTCGTGCCATAAAGTAAGAGTAACAAAAGGCTCGTAAACCCTATGTAAAAATCTTAAGTTATGCGTTTCGTTATCTGTAATAAAGTAGTCCATACTTTAATAACGTAATACTTTAATTTTTTTACATAAAAAAAACCGCCCTAAAATTAATTAGAGCGGTAAAAAAAAAATGGAAGATAAAATTAAACCTCTGGAGTTTCCCCAATGTATGAATTTTGTACCGTTGCTAATAATGCTGTTTTAGCACTTGAAGATAAAAACGGAGCGAAGTCAGGTTCTTCTGCTGTAAACTCAAATGTAAATCCATTTAAATCCCCTTTTGCAAGTCCTGTAACTGCTGAACCATTAGTAGCTTTAGCCGAGTTTTTGTAACCCATTAATTTAACGTTTCCGTTATAGTCCTCAACGAAAACTATAATTCTGTTACGCATCATTAATGATAACTCTTCTTGAGTTTCAGGGTCTAAAATTGGTAAATTACCAACTAAAACTTGCGAAATAAATTTCGTTCCGTTATCCCAATTGATATTAGGCGTTTCTGTTAATCCTTGCGTATTACTTGAAAATTCGTATTTAAAGGTTTCGTCTAACGTTCCTAAAGATGCTACAACTTGAGCAGTCGCAGTTATTCCATAGTCAGCATATAAACCAATAAATATATTTTTAACACCAGCAACCGCACCTAAACACGCTACTTTTTTTCCTTTTGTAATAAAATCACAACTCATATATTTATATGTTTTAAAAAAGCCCCTACTTAAAGGGGCTTTATGTTAATATTAAGCCTCAGGAATTCTATACCATACAATCTCTGGAGCATAAACGTAGATTACTCCAACGTTATAAACCATTGTACCTCTTACTTTTCCTGTTAACAATCCGATTGAATCCTCGTCAACTACTTGAATTGAATTGTGGTCTTCTAAAGCACCAGTTGCAAAACCTAAATTTCCTGTTTCTGCAATTACAATAGTGTTTTCAGGTAAACCACCTACTTCAACAAGTCTGTGTTTTCCAAAGATTAAGTCAGTATTTGCATTACCACCTAATCCGTTAACAGTTCCTTTATCAATTAAGTAAAAGTTATACGCTTGTGCAACATCAGGAGAAACCATAATGTTTAAAGTTTTACGTCTTAATGCTACAGGAATAGCACCAACCGCTAACTCTAATTGAGCTATAACATTTGATTTTGTGATAGTAGTACCATCAACTGTAATGATGTCCTCATCGTCAGCAAATTGAGTTAAGAAACCATCGTATCCGTCAGTAGCTTCAACACCTTGCCATATTTTGTCATCTGTATAAGATGCCTCTTCAGCTAATTTAGATGCTATAATTCCGTCTAAAATTTCTTTAGGAAAAACATCGTTAGCAGCACTTGCTCCCATTTCGTCAGCAGTCCAAGTAGCTCTCATAGTTTCTTTACAAATATCAAAGTCATCTTTGAATTTTACAGGAGTTACTGATTTTTCAGATAATACGATTGAACCTGCAGGAGTGTGTCCACAAGTATACTCTCTTCTACCATTTGTAGTTTCTAATTTTCGTAAAGAAAGTTTAGAGTTTACGTTTGGATAAACTGTTACTAAATTGTTTTTTAACGTGTCTGATTCTTTCCACGCTTTCAGGAATAAACCTCCTGCTACTTTACCATTGTAGTTTGAACCTACAGTTACTGTTGTTGGCATATTAATTTTGTTTTTGTAATTCTAATAAAAATTTCTCTTGCAAGTTTTTAGGCTCTGCAACCTCTGTATGAATTGGAGCAGCTTTAGTCAAAATAACTTCCGCTTCTTCTTTTTTCATTTCAGCTTTAAATCCTTCTAATTGTGCAGCTACTGCTTTAGCAATTTCGCCAACATACGCTTGCATAATTTCGTTTACTTTAGCCTCGACAGAGTCATCAGCCATTTCAACTTTTTCTTTTTCTTTCTTTTGTTCTTCTGAAAGTTCTTCAACTTTTTCAGTAAGTTCAGCAACTTTACCTTCTGCAACTACTACCATCATTCCGTCGATTTCGTAAGTTCCATCAGCAAATGCTTCCGTCATAGCCTCATCAGCGAAAACCATTGTATCAACTGCTAACGTTTCCCCTTCAAAGAAAACCGCTTGCTCATCGATAGTCATAGATTTTCCTAACTTAACCTCTTTTTGATTAAGAGAGGCAAAGCCTTCTTTAATCGCTGTTAAAATAGTTTCTAAATTCATATCTGTTTTTAAATTTACATTCTCTTCAAGTTCAAAAGCTCCGTCAATTGAAACGCCTTTGATTTCTCCTGCTTCTATTTTAGCCATAACCTCATCATCATCAACTCTAAAAATAGTAAACCACGTTCCGATAGGTTGATTAAAACCTTTTATAACTGATTGGTCGTGTACGTCATCTTTTTTAATCCAACTTTCAACAAAGGTTACACCCTCTAATTTTAGATTTATATCGTGTTCTAAAGTACTTTCATTTTGAAAACCACGCTTTTGAAACTCTTGTTGTGCTAATTGTATGGTTTCTTTTGGAAAAACGATATTAAAAGCATTTCCTTTATCGTCAATTCTTAAGATTTTTTGGTCAGGAATAAGTACAGGAGTCATAAATAAACGTTTCTCTTTGTCTATTTCTGCTAATTTTATTTCATAATCCTTTGACATTTGCACAAAATACTCTTCAATAGCTGGGTCTTCAACTAAAGAAATCGCATAAACGCCCTTGTTTTTATTTGGATTGAATCTAATTACGTATGTGTCCATATTTATTTAACGAAAAAAAAAGTTTATTTTACATATTGAATTGTAAAAAAGTTTATATTTGTGCCATCGCTACGAATGAAAATATTAACCCCTGACATTTGTAGCGAGTGTTGGGGGTATTTTTAAAACTATTTATTATGAAAAAAGTATTATTGATTTTAGGATTTTTTATTACATCAATATTAAATGCACAAGATTCTACAAAAGTAGATAACTTTAAAAAGACTGATGAAGTATTATCTGAAGTGGTTAAAAAAGCGCTGATAGTTGCTGAAAAAACTGGAGATTTTGCTATCGAACAAGCTCCATTATTATTGAAAGAGTTTTATTCTTGGCATATTGCTAAAAATTCTTTAGGTCTTTTATTAGGTATTTTAATTATAATTTTAGGTTATAATTTAAGAAAATTGTGGGGTAAAAAAGTAGATAAAGATTATGATAAAGATTATGGTGAAGTTGTTTTAAATGGATACGCTTCTGAAGAATTTACAACATGGTTAAGTATTATTATTAGTTCTATTTTTGGTTTAATGTTATTAATAAAATGTACTTTTTCTTTAGTTTTTATTTTAGTAGCACCAAAACTTTATTTAATAGAGTATTTTATTAAATAATAATTTATTATATTTGCAAAGTCATTTTTTCCATAATAATTATTTTTTGATTTAATCATTAAAGCCACCCTTTCGGAGTGGCTTTTTTGTTATCCTAAACTTGCGTTACTTACTATATTCCTATCCAAACTTTGTTGAGTAGTTACATTGTTTGCTACTACATACGCTTGTATTGGTGGTTGCTGATTACCTAAAGTTTGAGCAATTTGATTTACACCTGCATTACCTACTACATTGAAAGTTGGTGCAGCACTTCCACCGCCACCCGTTGAACTCGCACTTATCGAAGGAGCAGAACCGCCACCGCCACCGCCACCGCCAGGCACTTTAACAGATACTATTTTTTTAACAGTTGCCAAACCAGTAGCAATTGCACCCGCAGCAGCAACTCCACCCGCAACTATACCCGCAGGTCCTGGAATAACAGCAACCATTCCCTTATAAGCACTCATTGAAGATTGTAAGGTGTCAACTGTTGTAGCTGCAATAGCCATAGCTTTACCTGCTAATGTATTTTTTCCTAATAGTTCAGAAGCGGTTGCAAGTGTTTGACCGATAGCAGCCACCATTTTAGCTTTAGCTTGTGCCTCTAATTCGTCAATCTTAATTCTTGCGTCTGCATATTGTTGCTTTAAAGTTGTTCTTTGCTCTTCGGTTAAAAGTTCATCGTTAAGTAAAGCGGTTTCTCTTTCGGTTAAAATAGTCCTTTGCTCTTCAAAAGTTAGCTTATCAAATTCCTTTTTAAGTTCTAAATCCTTGTATAGTTTTTCTTGGTCTTTTGCTTTTTTGTCTTGTGCCTCTTTATCGTCTTTTTCCTTTTGCTCTTTTTTACGATTACGCTCTTGCTCATCAAACTTTAAATTAATATCGTTTTGCTCATTCAATATTTGTAATTCAAGCTCGGTTGTATCTTTTCCGTATTTCTTTAGAAGTGCTAATTTAGCATCATTCTTAATTTTTAAATCGTTAAGTTCTTTTTCACGTTCAGTAAGTACGCTATCATCATTTGCCTTAACAGCCTCTTGTTGAATTTTTTTAATTTCTTCAAGGTCTTTCTTTTGTTGGTCTTTTAATTCTTGACGTGCTTTCTCCCTTTCTTCTTTTCTTCTCTTTTCATTTTCTTTAGCACTTGAAGTTTGAGCGGTTTGAATTTCAACTAAATGTCTATTTTCAATATCTTTCTTTTCTTCAAGTGATTTCTTAACATCTTGATTTTGTTTATTGTATTGCTTAACCGCCTCATTTCTATTTTCAACTTGCTTTTTAATAACTTCTTCATCAGCACCCGCTGCTCTTAAACTCGCTAAAGTATTTTGCTCCTTTTCGTAAGTATTCATTGCAATAGCTCTTTGCGATTTCTCGTAAGCTATTTTTTCGTCAATTAATTTTAATTCTAATTTACGAATAGCATCGGCACTCATTCCACTTGCCTTTGCCATTGCAAGCTCTTGCTTTTGTTTTTTATCGAATTGCTCCGCATTACTTTCTAAAGTTTTACTTTGCTTTTCAAGTGCAACCCTATTTTGTTCAACTGCTGCGGAGTTTTGTTTTGCAGCCTCTGAATTATCGATAAAGTATTTTGTCAAAGCTACACCTGCTGCAATAAGAGCTACAACCGCTGCTATAATTGCACCGATAGGATTAGCTGCTTGTGCTGCATTCCATAACCACTGACCTGCTGTAATAGCTTTTTGTACGATTGTATATTGTTGAGCAACCGCAGCTAATCTTTTAAAGTCTTTAGCACTATCTGCAATTCCTGACAAACTTTGTGATAGTGCCATAGCTGATTGAACTTTTAAAAGCGTTTCTTGTGCAGCCTCTCCTTCAACTCCTAATAAACCTAAAGCAGCTTGGTAACCTTGCACCGCATTTGCACCTGCAGCAATAGCACCCGTAGCAGCTTGAAACTTTGCTCCAGGGTCGAACAATTTAGAAGTTTCTTGAGCCTCTTGAATTTGGTCTTTTAAAGTTGCTACTTTTTTCGCAGCGTTTAAAGCAGCCTCTGAATAGTCCCCGAATTCTTTTTGAGCGTTTACTAATTCAATAGTAGCCTCTTTAATTTGCGTTTTTAAACTCGCTGTACTTTTGTCTGTTTGTTGTACCGCCTTGTTTAAGTTGTCAAGTCCGCCTAACGCTTTTAATTCGTCAACATCTATTTCTATTACTTTTGTAATCGCCATTTGTTATAGTCTTTAAGTTCTTTAAAATTCTCTGGAAATTTGTATTTACCTTTTGCAAAATCAATCGTTTCACATTCCCCTTTTGGTGCTATCTTTAATAGCTCTATTATTAGTTTAAGCATTTTGTATAATTGTTATAGTGTCGTTTAAGTTGCTTTTTAAAACCGCAATTCTTTGAAGTCCTGAACTATTAGATTGAACATTAACTTCTAAAATTGAGCCTGTTTGATTTACTGAATTTATCATACTTTCAGGGTCGCTGTCAATAGTCCAAGTTAACTCTCCAACAGAAACAATATCAAAGCTTAATAAGTGTGAACTATTGCTTATTTCTCTAACTTGCGAATTATCATAAAATTCAGTTCTAAAATCTTGTATTAATTCAAAATCACTTTCAAAGGTTGTTAAGTCAGTTGTGAATTGATTTATAATATATCGTTTATCACGAATTACAATCCTATCGTTTAGCTTTAAATTAATAAGTTCAGTATAAGGTAAACGCATTTTTACTTTTACCATTCTTGATTTTAAAGAATATAGATTTGTTAAAAATCTTGAATAATAATCACCAAATAAAGAGTTGTCAATAGCATTTAATAAATAACTACTGATTTCAATTCCCCAATTTAAAGAGTGATTTAAACCTTGATATTTTACATCTTGACCAAATACATTATAATTAGAAATTAATACAGTAGAAGTTCCGTTATTAAATCTAAAATTACAAGTTGTACGCTCATATTTATATATTATAATAGGCTTTGGAGCATACGGATTTAAGTCAGGTTTTAAAGTATAGCCTACTTGTAGATTAGTGCCTGTAAATTTATTGAACATTATATCTTCAAAAGGTAATTTAATAGCATACTCTCCGCCATCGTTATCAAATGATGCAGTTAAATCACCATACTCTCTATTGTTATTATTAAAAAAAGCTCTGTTTAAAAGTGATTCAGATTTTTCATATTTAAAATCAATCTTCTTATATGCTTTTATGCGGTCAAAATCTAAATCAGTAGTGCAATATTTCCCCCAATCTTCTGTTATTTTCCCTAAATAATACCAATTTTCTAATTGTTCTAAAGTAAAATTAATGCCATCTGTACTAAAAGCTGTTAAGTTAAACATCTTTAATATTCCGCTAAAGAAATCACTTATTTTAATATCAGGAGTATAAGCGGTTAAATCTAAATTTGTAAATGTTGTGTCGCTTGTATCGTTATTGAATAAAGTAATTGTAGTACTTGTGTTTAAATCAAAATACGTTCCTAATTGATTAGCTATATATGACGCTGGTAATTGCGTTTGTAAATAAAATTGATAATCTCCTGGAAGTAAATTTTGAGTTACATTAAAAATTAAACTCGTTCCTGAACCATTAATCGTAGTGTATAGACTTCCACTTCTATAAACATATAGAGTTGAGTTTGTTGCTCCTGTAAAAGTAATTGTCATTTTAAAACGCACATCGGTAACATCAGGAGAAGTGAAAGTTAAAACTTTTAAAGTGTTATCTTCAATTAAAAAGAAATCGTTACCGCTTTCATCTACTAAATTTATAAGTTGCTTTTCATTTTTTTGCAATAAAGTTCTTTGCTCTGAATTTTTCAACCATAAATAAGCCTGTGTAAATCGTGTTTGATTTAAAAAGTCGCCACTAAAATTCAGATTGTATTTTGTTTCAATAGCTTCAAATACTCTTTTTAATCTAATAGCAGGGAATAGCTCGCTAAAGTGAATAGGAGTACTTGCCGAAGTAATATCATTAGTACCACCGCCCCCACTTTGCCAAGCTCTTGAAGAACTAATTAACGGAAAATGAATATCAAAATCTAAATTTGTAGTTATAGAAGTTTGAACATTAGAGCCTGTGTAATTTAAAGAGTAATCGTTTAAAGTGTTTAAATCTTTAAGTTTGTCCTCTCCAAATTTATCAGTTAAACTTTTCAATTCTCCATAAAAAGTAATTCTATAATTTTCAATTCTATTTTCTTTTAAACTCGCACCTTCTAACTGCCATCTACCTACTCTAAAAGTAAATGTATCTATTTCAATATATCCGCTATATCTAACACCTTGATTAAATCCATTGTCTATGCTATTGTCGTACCAATGCTTAAAGATTTCATTATTTGTAGCACTTGCAGGAATAGTAAAAGATTGAGAGTAATCAGTAAAAACTTTTGATATATCGTTAATGTTTTGAATAGATGAAGTAACGCTTATCTTTTCATCGTCAAATAATTCAATTCTTTTCGCTATTCCATCTATGTAAATATATAAAGCTACCATTATATCACATCGTTTATTAGTCCGTAGTTGTACTCAAACTCAACCTCGTAGTTAATGTTCTTATCTTTTAAATGCGTTTTAATATCAAAACTTTGACTTTTAACTATTGCAGGTTTATTGTCTAATAACACAACCTCGCTTAACATTAAATCTTGAATTAACTCGCTATAATTCTCATCTACCCACCCTGTATTACATTTTATCTTTTGCGTGCCTTGAAAATTAAAACGCTGTTTAATGCCTTGTAATTGATTGAAATCTATTGAACTTGGTAATAGATTGTAGTCTTTTGATTTTACTTCTATACCTTGCGAATTAGCTTTAAAGAAAGTAAGATAATGCCAACCGCCAAAACGATTAATGTAAGTGCAAATTACAGGCGTATAAATAGGCTCGCATAATTCTTCCGCATAAAAATTAAAGTCCTCTACATATTCATTTTCTTCTAATATTGGAAACTTCCAAACCCCTGCATCACTTACAACTACATCGCCATAAGAAGTAGAATAGGTTTCTTCTTCTAAAAAGAAACTTACATAATTAGTTTCAAAATCTTTAACGTAATTTTTAATTGAAGTATTGAAAAGCGGTAAAAAAGTATTTGTATTGCTTTGATTATAGCCGTCTAAATAGTTTGTATATCCGTTTAAACAAACATAAACCTCATCAAGTATTTCAACATTATCTGAATAGCTTATAACACGCATATAACACCAAGTATTTACATTTTCTTCAGTAGGTACTGAAACGCTAACGGGTGCAATAGGCTTAATAAAACCTTGTGCTAAATTAGAAATATTCCACGATAACTTTGTTTGCGTAGGACTTGGTATTTGTTTAGTAAAAGTATAGTTTGGAGTTGTAGGTTCAGTCGTTCCCTTGTTCCACAAAAACACCTCTATCTTTGCAGAAGTTTGACCGACCTCATCAACTTCTATAAAATACGGACTTCTTATAAATATCTTTTTCATTTCTTAAATGTTGTTTCTTTTAACAATTTTTCTACGTCTAAAGCATAAGCCTCAACTAACTCTTCTGGCAATCTATCAAAACCAACTTCAAAAGGTTTACTAAAAAAGCGAGTTGCCTCGATTCCTTTTTGCCAAATGCTGCGAGTGATTATAAAAGCGGTTTGTTCGTAACTTAAAAACCTTCCGCTCTCTCTATCTTTAAATTGAAAGCGTCTATCTTTTACCCATTGATTAATGCCTTCTGTTAATCCGCCTTTTTTACCCGTACCCGTTCCAAATCTGAAACCACCTTGTTTAAAAGTACTTAATGAGTTACCACTACTTTTACCTTTTACTCCACTATCTTGATACGCTCCGTACTCTTCCATTTCAAAGTAAAGACCTATACTATTTTTAGAGGTAACAGATTCGCCCTTAATACTATCGTATAGTTTGCGCTTTACGTTTTTATCTTTGCGTGACAAATTGGCACGGCTTTGACTTACGACATATTTCGTAAACTTTGAAAGAGCCTTATTTGTTTCCGTTCTGTCTAACATAATGTATTGGGAAAATTCAAAGTAATCAAAACAGAATACCCATCTAATCCATTTGCAAATGCGTTATCTATTAAGATAGGACTTGAACTCGTTACAAATGAAATGTTCTCGTCATTCTGTAATCGTTCAGTCTTATTTATAATACTTCTTAATACATCGTAAGCTAAACTCCAATTGTCCCATCTGTTATCATTGCCGTTAAACTTATTCGTTATAGCTCTTTTGTTTGTGTCACGTTGGTCAACTACCGTTACTTCAAATGTTACATCGTTAGAATTGAAATCGTTTGAATTTACCCTTACGTTTGCCATAGGGTACATATCCTTTTTATTAAAATCTAATTCATCTTCATTTGCTGAAAATATAGTCTTAATACGTTCATCTTCGTTTAGATGTCCGACTATTAAATTAAGTCCTGCTAAAATAACGTTTCGCATTGTCTTGTTTAAATTTTTCTTCTTGTGCCTTATCTTTTAAATAATCGATATGCGTCAAGATTTCGTTAATATTTAATTGTGATACAACTTCTTTAAATCTGAGCCTATCTCCTCCAGCGAGTTCATCAATTGTGATATACCAACCCCATTTTTCTCCAAAAGAGCTACTTCCGAACTCGTTATATTTTTTAGTGTATATTGAGGGATAGTTGTCAATAAGTCGATTGTTAAACTCGAAAAAAAAACCTTTGCACCTATGTAGGCACTCGCAGGAGCTTTACGCATTAACTCGCTATACTTATCACTACCTTTGTATTTTTCAATTGTGTAAAGCTTGTTTTTCTCTCTCTTAATAGGTCGGTATAAAACCGCCATAGTTTTAAAAATATCTACATTCAAATACATTTCAGCGTCTAAAAATTCTTCTCCTGGCATTGTATCTAAATTTGGAATAAAACCAAACTTTATACCATCAATTGTAAAATGTTCAATCGGTGGTTTTGAGTTTAACAAGTTTAAAATATTATCAGCAATTTCGTTTATATCTGACATTGAAAACTTAACTACTTTGTCAAGTTGCAATTCGCAAACTATTGAAACGATTGTCATTTTTAAAAGCGTATCATTGTCGATTAGCTTAACAGCCTCCGTAATTTTATGAAGTTGTAAGCAAGTAATTTCTTTTAGTGATGTTGGTATAGTAACTTCCATATTTATATAACGTAATTATTTAATTTTTTTTTGATTATCCAAACATTAATTTTCCTTTTGACTTACCGAGTCCTACCGTTTCCATTTCGTGATACCTAAAAGCGTCAATTGCGTGGTTATACATATCGATAGGTTTGTTTAAAGTAGCACCCGTTTTTTTATCTTTATCCCAAGCGTATTTGCGTAACTCATTTATTAAGTTAGTGCTTTGCTTTGTAACTAAATACTCCTGACCTTGCATTGTTTGTATTCCGAAATTAATACTATCACTTCCTTTAGTAACTCCAAACGCTCGAACTCCTAACTTTGTAAGCTCGGCTATTGATTTTGGCTCTGCACTATCACAATAAGTAGGTAATTTTGAAGTAATAAATTTTGATATCTGACTATTTGATAATTCCTTTTGATAACATATTTCGTTTACTATTCGTTTTTCATTCCATTTGTAAACCTCAACTATTGCGGTAGGGTCGTTTGAATATCCAAAGTCAAGACCATAACCGATTAATCTTGCATCGTTTGGTATTGTGTCAATAGTTTGCCAATTATTAAAGATAACGCCTTCAAGTGTACCTATCTGACCAAGTCCGTAAACCTTGTACCAATTTTCCCAATAGCTTGAAGTCTTTGCTTTCTCTTTTGCTTTTAAAATAAAGTTAAGAGCGGATTCAGGACAAGCCTCATTATCTTCATAGGTTACAATTATAAAATCAACATCATTATCATTTTGCAAGTCGGTATGAAACCAAAACTCGTTAACTGGATTCCAATCTAAATAAACACCTTTCTTTGTACGTGAAGCCAATTCAGTATAAGCGTGAAAGGTCATATTGTTTGCCTCATTCATATACAAATAATCACGTCTTGCACCTCTTAATTTGCTATCATTATCAGCACTAAAAAATTCTATTTGCGAACCATTTGAAAAATTATATTTAAAATCGGTTGCATTCCATCGGCTATCAACCCAACGCCCAGTTTCAACCATAATCTTTTTAAAGTCTTTCATTGCACCACGTTTCAAATGTGGTATCGATTCAGCTACAACTGAAATTTCAGATAATGGATTCTTTGCTGCAGTATCTATTAAAATCGGAAGCACCGAAAATGTTTTACCACTTGAGGTGCCCCCTTGTATTCCTTTGACAAATTTTGTCAAATTCTTTATTTTATTTATAGTTGTGGTTCTAACAAACATCTAATCTGGAAATAATGGTTGCTCGGTTATAATAGTGTTTTCTGTTTTTTCGGTAAGGTTGTTTAAACGTGCCACTAAATTAGGTGCTTTGTATCTTCCTGTTAAACTTCCGCTTATTTGGTCGTTTTCCCATTCCTTGCGTATATGCGTAATGACTCCAAGATATTCAGTATATGCATTTTCTTGATTGTCTATATATTGGCTAATATGATGCCCTAATTTATTATAAGCATAGCTCTCAAAACCTTGCCTTAAATATGGTTTTTTTATATTTAATTCAACTACTCCTCTTGCAGTTGCTACTTCTTGAATATCAGGATTACTATCTATAAAACTTTTATATTCATTCCATAAATTAAGTAATGTTTCAGGATTTTCTATGTATTTGTGTTTTCCCATAATTCAACATTTATTATTAAATTTTCTTTAAAATTATAATGTAAAATTTTTGTCATTATTCCATTAGAATATTCACATTCATAATATAAACGACCTTCTGAAGGGTTATCTATTAATTTTACTGATTTTAAATAATATTTATTTTCCATTTTTTTCTCATTTATTTCAAACATTACATTTTCAGGGTCTTGTATTAAATCGGGTCTATCTGTTGCCCACAAACCTTTTGTAGAATCTTTAAAGTATTGAAGTTCATCAATTTTTCTTTGATATTTTTCATACTTAATTAATTCCTTTTCGGTTTTAAAAAAATTTATTTTGAATTTTCCCATAATCGTTTTAAATCTTTCATATAGTTATTTTGATATGTAGCTCCACAACTTCTACATCTGTCAGTCTTTACATTGAATAAACGCATCCAAATAGCCTCGCACATAATTATATCATAAGTTTTACTTCTTGGAATTGGTAAACCTTGATACCAACTAAATACTTCCGTTAAGAATTTCATATCGTCTTCTGTTGGCTTTTGTGCTTTCTTAAAAGGAAATAATCTATTTAGTTTGCTTTGTCTTTTTTCGCATTCGCTACATTGCTCTATTCCTAAAGAATCTGTTACAACTTTGATTGCATCTCCAAGTCCTTGCATAGTTTTAATTTTATACGTTGAAATCTTGTATATATAGTTCGGTAAGGTATCCCTGTTTCACGTGATAATTTTGAAAGGTTTGCACCATCAATTTCTGCAATAATTTCGTTTTTATCATTCGTAATCTTGCGACCAAAGTAAGCGTAATATAATTGCTTTTCAACATTTGAGAGTTTATTTAAATTAATTCTTTGCTCGCTGTAATCTTCGTTTGATAATTCAAATACACTAAAGTCATCAATCGGGATTTCTTTTGTATTTCTGATTTTGTTAATGTAGATTGACCGCATTACGATATAGATATATCCGAAGTCTATTTCGTGAAATTGTTTACCTGTTTCGTATAGCTTAATGTATGTGTCTTGTAAAAGGTCTTCAGCGTTATTATGGTCAAATTTCTTTGCCATAGATAATAACTCTTTATGATACTTTACAAGCTCGTTTAACATTTATGCTTTTTTAGAGCGTCTAAGTTTTTTTATAATTTTTTCAGTTTCAACTTCCAAATCTAATTGCTCTGGAGTAGGTTCTAAAATAATCTGTAAAGCTCCCTTAAGTGCTTTGTTAATTTCTGCAATACGTTCAGGAGTACCTTCAAAAGTTTGCCCTATGTTGTATTGCTTTCCTGTTTCTTTATCTCTAAAAGATAGTTGTGTTGTTGCTTTCATATTAGTATAACGTAATAATTTACTTTTTTTATAAAATAACCGCTTAAAACTAACAAAAAAGCGGTTTATTAATCTTATAAGCCATTGTAAGAACGTTTTAGTTTGTGTAAATATACAAATTTATTTAATATACAATAATATTTTTTCATAATTCACATCAACATATGTGCCATCATCTAAATATCGTATTGTTGCAATTAAATTATTTGTTTCTTTTTTAACTCCTGACAAATAACATTTGCGACCTGACTTACTTAAAAATTCGATTGCTCCTGTTGGAACTTCAAATCCGTTTTCGATTCTTTGAACTCCTGCTCTATGCCTTGCCATATCTTTACGTTTATATTTTTACTTCTTAATTCGTTTATTCTAAAAATTTGAACATTTGAAAGTTTGCCGTCTGGTCTTTTAACTTCTATAAAAAAACATTCATTTTCTTTAATTGCTATTAAATCAGGAATTCCATTTTTATTAGTTCTAATTAAATTAATTACGTAATAACCTTCGGCTTCTAATTTCTTTATAATCTTGCTTTGTATCTTTGATTCCAAAATCTTTTTTAAAGGTATCATTTGTATAGTCTTTTTTGTTTTGTACTGCTTTATAAATTTTCTTTTCAATTCCATTCTTTGCAAATATCCAATAAATTGTATTTTCTTTTCGTTGCATAGTTGTTAGTCTATCCCTTGCCTGAAAGTAACTAACTGCACTAAAATCAATATTCATAAATATTAAATAATCTGCCTTTGATAAACTAATACCCTCACGCCCTGAAACTATTTGAAGTGCTATATTTTTATCAGTAGTATTGAATTCGTTTAAATCCGTTGTTAGTTCATTTCCGAATACTGATTTAAGCATTTCAAGTTCAGCAACAAATTTATAAAATATTCCTATCTTTTTACCTTTAAATTCGTGCTTTATAAAACACGCTTTCGTGTCATCAATAACACGATAAGAACCATCTTCAAACTTTATAGTTCCGCTAAATAGTTGGTGTGTCTTTTGTTGTAGCTTTACTCCTGTGTCTGCTAATACTTGCTTATTATCTTTACTAATTAAAACTAAATCCTTTTGTAACTTCTTTATAAGTTCATAAGTAATCGGTTTCATTTCGCACTCTAAAACAATTTCGTTTATAGAAGTTGTAAATCCAGCTTGTTGCTGTGTATACGTTAGAATATTATACCTAATCAAATGCCAAAAGTCTTTTTTTCTTGCTTCGGAGTAATCATTTACTTTTGCATAACCTAAATTCCTTTGCTTAATATCTACATATTTATTCGCCCACTTATAAAAGTTTGCAAATTCTTTAAAAGGGTTGTTATTTGAAAGTGTAAACAAATGATAATATTGTGAGTAACTTTCAGGCGTTGGTGTTCCGCTTAACATTATCATAGGAATATTTCCAAAACGTTGTTTAATGTCTTTATGGTATTTACTTGGCTTTGGGTATGAACTATATCCGTGAACCTCATCAATAATAATTACATCGAAATCGTTAGTTTCTACTTTATGTAATGATTCACGATTGATAATAGTCAAGTTATAAGTATAACCAAAGTTTTTATAATCGGATTCAATAGAAGAAAACGCTTTAATTTTAGTTATAAATAAAACACGATTAGCATTTACTTTTTTACAAGTTTCAAGAGCTGTTATTGTCTTGCCTGTTCTCACTTCCATAAATAGACAAACTAACTTTTTACGATGCAACGTTTCTGCTGCATCGTTTGAAAGTCTTTCTTGGTAATCTCGTAGTTTAAAAATCGATTCCATCATCTTCAATATTATTTTCATTACCTAACATAAACCATCTGAAACCATTTGTATTACCATCTGTATATTCAACATTTATAAAAGAGCAATATTTTTGAACCCAAATGTTAAATTTCTTACGGCTTAACCATTTTTTGAAATCCTGATATTCTTCAGTAAATTTAGTAAAATATTGAACTTTATCATTTCTAATACCCATCGGACAATTTTCATTGTCTTTAACCCATTCATAAAACTCCATTGAAGTTTCAGCAATAAACTTACGCATTTTAAGATTTTTAGCATTTTGTTTTACAAGTCCATTTTTTAAATATGCTTGTAAACAATATACCATATAATTATCAAACTTTTCAAATTCTGATAAATCCCAATCGTCAAATAATTGCTTACCAAATTCATCATAAGGAGTTAAATTTTTTCCGTAGTATTGTGCAATTTCTAACTCAAACCTTCTTCTATCGTGTGAGTTACCCTCGCCACGAATTGCATAATTTGTACTTATAACTAATTTTGGACTATCCTCAACCTTTAAACGAATTGCATCTTTATTCTTACGCTCTAAAGTCATTCCTTCAGTTACCAAACTAAACTTACTTTCAAAGTCAAAGTTTTGTTTAACATCATCAAAAACCAATACTTGCGTTTCAGTTGATACGGTTTGATAAGGAAAACTTTTTTTATCATCAAAACTTTTACCATCTAAAATTGATACCCTTCTAATTTGTCTTAACCCTTGAACAAATAGACCTTTTCCTGTTCCACCTTCAGGATTTTCAGATATAACCTCATCATTTAAAATGACTGCACGATTATTCATTTTATTTTTATAATTGCTTAAAAGGTATCCTATAACACATTCAATAGCTATTGGTTCATTGTTTGATATATTATTTATAAATACTTTATATTCGTTTTCAAAGTTTTCTAATGTATTCCAATTTCTTTGGATTATTTGACTATCCCAAACGTAACCTTCAACATCAATGTAATCAATTAGTTTTACATCATTTTTAGTTACTTCTAAAATACCATTTTGAAAAGCTAAATAAGAAGTTGTTTTAGTATCCTTCAACATCATAAGTTCAACTGTTTCTAACATAGACAAAAGGTTTTCAGAAAACAAATTTTGAAACGATGCACAATATTTCCAAACGTCTATTTCTTGCCTTTCAATTAAATAATTTAAAACAAAGTCTTTTATCTTTTCTGCTGATGTTTCAATTACTTTATTTGATTGAATAAAAAGCCAGTTTGGTTTTTGTGATTCTGAAGGAAAATGTTTTTTAAATCCGTTACGCTCCAAAAATAACTTGTATTTTAATAAATCAATTTGTATTTTATTTTTATCATTTAAAAACCAAAAGTCTTCGTGTTCTAATGCTTCCTTTATTTCGTTAAAAGTATCCTCCGATATACTATGCTTTTGTAATACTTCTTTTTTACCTTTCTTTAAATCAGTTTTAATACTATCAATCCTTTGGTAATCTTCAAAATATTTACTATCAAAGTTTCTTTTACGATACGCACTCTTAATAGTTGTCTTTGCTTCTGTTTCTGAAAAATCACCTATTACAACATTATTTAAAATATAACCTTCTGCCATATTTTGGCTAACTCCATACTCACAAAAAGCACCTGCCAAATCAAAAATAAAAGAATTTCGCTCTCCTTCTCTAAAATCTTTTGACCAATTCCAATCCATTATTTTAGATATAATTTTATCCTCATCTGTAATTGGTATTAAAGGCACACGTTCAGATAAAGAAAACCCTTCTTCTTTTAATATTGGTTCAAATATATCAGCTTCTAAATTAACAAATATATTTGGGTCGTAAGATTCAAAACAAACCCTATCTATATTTGAATTAACAATATCAAAATAATCATAATCAAATTGTTTTTGAAATTCTTTAAACACTTTAGGGTGTGTTTCTTTTGTTAATTCATTACTTACCTTTATTACCCCTTTAATACCATTTCCTGAAGGACTAATAAAAAGAAGTACAAAGTGTTTATTTTGTTTTAATAATTCCAAATGGTCAAACATTACTTTTTCATTTGGGTATTTATCAAAATCTAAAACCATTAAACCTGAATGCTCTTTTAATGAATTAGAATTACGTTCATTAAAAATACCTGAAAATAAAATACAAGGTAATTTATTTTTATTTTCTTTTGCTCCATTTCTAATGCTTTCAACTAATTCTTTAGAAGTTCCTTGTTTTATTCTTTTGATAATCTTTTCTATTGGAACGTGAAAAGGTACGTCTTTTGACTTATACAAGTCTTTAAATACTGATACTACCATTGTAAATTATTTAATGAGTTATTTAATGGATTTTTGTCTTTTCTTTTTACTCTTTGATTTAATGTTTTTGGATAAAATCCAAATGCTAATAAAACAATTTCTCCTGACCTTATCTTTTTATTTTTAATTTCATAAAAAGAATAGTTACCATTAATTTGTGGTTTCAAAATAACACCTTTGTTATTTTCAACATTTCCGTTTTCATAGACTTTATAGCCTAAATAATTTTTATACTCCATATAGTAAAAAAGTTAATGCCCTACTACAAGCGGTGGACGTCGCAAGTAATAAGGCATTTATAATGTTTTATAGTAGCGTCCACTCTACAAATGCAAATATATAAATAATATTTTAATTTATAAGTATGTTTTTAAAAATAATTTCGCAACACATTTTCACTTTTTTTTTACTTTTTAAGGGGGGGGGGTATAAATTTTTTTTTATTTCTCTATATGTCTATATAGAAAACGCTAAAATGTTTTTAAAATGTGTTCTAAAAACATAAAAAAACCCACTATAAAGTGGGTTAAATTAGTTGTGTGTGTTTAGAAGTCTAAATCTTCTTCGTCTATTGGCTCTAATTCAATAGGTTCTGCTTTTACTAAATATGTTTTTAAATACGTTTCTAATACATTAAATGCTTCGTCTGCTAAATCTGCTTCAG